ACCTGCTACCCCATCCTACGACCAAGATGTCTGACCGCGTAGCCCGAGAGCGATTCGCGTCGCTTTTTGCCAACACCGGTAATGGTAGCACTTCATTTGCTACTGCCCGCAAGAAGATCATCAATGGTGATTTTCGCCGAAAGGCAATCAGCCCGGAACTTCGTGCTGTTGACCCGGATACTCCGGGCTACACCCTGCTCGATGACCCTCAGGGTGAGCTTCCCTCACTGAGATGGCCAAATAACGGTCATCTCGCTTTGCCATTTGATGCTGAGAATCGCCGTGCATTTACTGAGTGGTTCTTTGCTTCCCTCAACTCTGAACGCCGTTTGCCAGTTCCAAACTACGTCTCAATGGTCCCAATTGTCGTGGCTCCGCCTCCAGCTGACCCTCCGACACCTCCTCTGTACGAGAAGAAGAAGGCTGCAAAGTCATCAGTTGAGCGCAAGCGAAAGCCAAAGCGCATCTTTCTCGAGTCAGACGATGAGGACACCACGTCAACAACTGCCTCTTCTGCCTCCACAGCAACTGCCTCTTCTGCTCCTCCAAAGAAGAAGGAGAAGAAGGAGAAGAAGCGCCGTGATTCCAAGTACGATTACGAGGACGAAGACGGCAATCTTGAGGACTTCGTTGTTTCTGACGGCGAGATTGAGTTTGAGGACTAATTCAAGGTTAACACCTCCAGATACCAGTCCACATCACCCCCAAGTTTTCCCAATTTTTTTTGTGGTTCAGTGATTAAGTTATCTTGAAACGAAAATAGGAAAAACAAAGACACCATAAGTATTAGAAACCATCCGTGAAGATAGTGTGGGGTGGTGCTACCTGCAGGATTCGAACCTGCGAGTACTTTTACGTACAGAAGATCTTAAGTCTCCCGCCTTAAACCGCTCGGCCAAAGTAGCTCACTCACCTCCACTGATTACTTTTGGGGATATCTTTAAGCTAGTTTTTAATGGGTGCTAAAAGTCCGGCTAGGCCAAGCTTGAGAAATTTCCTCCCGGTCCTGTCGTACAGAACCACACTTCATAAACCGAGTGGCTAGTCGCACAACACATCGGGCATTTATAACCTTGTTGCTGATGATATATCATATCAAAACAACTATGGCAAACCGGGTGTAAGCAATCTGGGATAATAGTAGTTTCCGATTTATCAACTAGGTCATCAAAACAAATTGGGCATTGTCCTAGCACTTTCTCACGGAATTCGGGTGTATGAATAAATTCCCGGCGCGCAGTCATAACTTGTAATTCCGCCTGAATCTCATTAATCCGGTGTTCCATCCTGCTAGATGCTTGAACATACCCCACATCCACGACAGCACGATGCCGCCGGTTCCTACTCCCATTACCAATTATTGGTAAGCAACACAAAAGGGAAGTAAGTCTAGGAACTGTGTTGTCAATAGCACTTAATACCACTTGTAAATCAGTATGTGTTTCCTGCAGACTTTTAGTCAGTGCGCGGATTTTATCAGTTATCATACAATCCAAATACTTAATGAAGCCATCGAACCCGACGGTTATTGTCCCAAAAAGAGGCATTTTATTACTAGATTACATAGAAAAGAACAAAAAATAATCAACTTATTAATTTGTAGAAAGTTTCAAACGCTTTGTACCGACCACATTACCGTACCGCAGCCACTCTAATATAAGCCCACCCTTTAGGGTTGGCTTATGAGTGTCTAGGACCTAGGTGGGCTTATAATTTAATGTGAACGGTATCCTCTAAAAGCCTATTGCGTTTATAAGAGCTGCAACGGCTTTTAATTGAGGAACTCACCTTACTACGGTGGATTTTGGGGATAACCCAAAATCCTAGCCGGTTAAGTAAGGATAGGGTACTACTATTTAGCAGTTGGCGATTTTTTGCTCGTTTTACTTCTTAATAGTTGTCCTTTTCGTTCTAATAAATCTAATCTCAATTGTTCTAGTTTTGATAATTTAGAAAAAATAGGCGCACTTGCTATTTTTCTAGGTGGTGATGATTTGAGAGTGTTCTTATATAAGTGTGATACATTGAGTGCTCGCCAATTAGTTTCCCACTTTTTCATGTTTTTTTTAGATAATAATTCATATTGTTTCTCTTCTAATCTACTCATCGTAGGCGCACTTGGTATTTCTCTGGGTGGTGATGGGAAAACACCGCCTCTTTGAGTTTTATATTTACGATGCGCAATACTTTTTATTGGTCTAGAATTAGCTTTAGCAGTTTTATTTAAAAAAAACCGCCTAACTTTTGATTTTTTAAATGTATTCATTTACAATATATGAATAAAAATAACAAAATAGCAAATATCTGCTAGTAGAAAGAGTTATTGAATACTCTTAATATCATATTTATTTTTGGCATATGTTTCCGATTCAATAGTCTCCTGTGTTATCAGGCGGACTACCTTAACAGGTTTGCGTTGGCCTAGACGTACAGCACGACCAATTGCCTGGGTCTCAACTTGTTTGGTCTGGTCAGCTGACATATTGAGAACATCAACTAGTATAATATGGCTAGCCTCAGTAAGATTGCTACCACTATTAGAGTGCTCGCTACTCAACATAATCACGCGGATACTTTCATCACGCTTAAAAGTATCAATATTCTTATTCACCACGCGGACATTGCCACGGGCATAAACACTCTTAATACCATATTCATCTAGAGTGCGGCCAATGAGTTTTAACATGAGGTCATATTGGCTAAAGATGATAACACGGTTGCCACCAGTTGCGAATAGTTCCTTCAAGATTTCAATTAGTGTAGCCATCTTAGTACCATATTTAGAAATACACGCTGTTTTCCATTCGGGGACTTCTGATTTGGTCTCCGCAGCAGCAAGCCCAGCAGGTTCAACTGATTTATTTGAGCCAAGTAAATCGCGCATAGTCGTTATATTAGTAGATTTAACAATGACATCGGCACGGCATTCAGGGCATGAGATACTAGTCTTATTAGTACTCATAGCAGTGAAACAATCACCACAATATACGTGCCGACAATGGGTCACAGCAACCCGACTATCTTCCGTATAATCGGTCCAGCAAATACTGCACGGGTCACTGGTTTTTTCTTTAATGAAATCATTACTCTCAAATAGTTTGATTTGGTTAGTAAGCCGGACTTTCTCGCGTTCCAGTTTAGCAATGTTTTCTTCAATGGTCTTTTGTTGACGGTCAGACCGGGTGCTAAATGTCCCTAGCATAAAATCAATGACGAACAGCACGAGGTATTCATCCCATTGTGGGCGGTCAGCACCGAAGCCATCCATGATTTCAATAGTAATCCCGATAATCATTTCAGAAAAAGCCTCACATTCTAGCAACCGAGAATACAGTTCTTTTCGCAGTTTCTTAAGAACCCGTTTATCGCGGGTTTCATATGCGTCGCCACCATAACCACCTGAGTCCTCGTGTGAAAAAGCACTTTCCACGAAATTACGGTATTGGTTATTGATACTCAGGTTCCGTTGTCCTAGCCGTGGTTCTAGGCCACGCAGGTTAGTCTGGATTTTGGCCGCTAGGTCTTTCTTACGCTCGCATAGGGGTAATTCCTTGTGCGCGTCTGCCAATTCCACTAGGACAACGTCCAGTTGTTTCCCAAAATTACCAATCATAGCTTGATTAAGTTCTTCAAGCGACATGATTTTATTGGGGTCAATACCTAGACTTTGGATGTCTTCCGTGCTAATACAAATATTAGTACACAGCTCAAACAGCCGGCGTAGTTTATCTCCGCGATAATTAGTGTCGGTCTTGGCATTATTGTAAATATTCTTTTCGATATTACCAAGTTGGATTTGATGAACTTCTTCGGTGAAAATTGGGATATTAATTTCAGCAGAGACCGCACGTTTGCTAGTCTTACTAACAATCTTGCGCTGTAAGTCTAGGCTTTCGTCTTGAGTAAGCAAATACCGGGCATTAATATGCATAATGTCAATATCATTAATATGGTGCCCGAAAGCATATGAACTAGTTATGTATAGTTCAGAAAGTCGGTGTTCGGAAAATTTATTAATGTCTATCTTAGCAGTAGGCATTAGCCAGAGCAAATATCCTAGCAGATTAGAATAACGGTGTTCAAATGGTGTAGCAGTCATCGCCCACCTGTATCTAGATTGAAGCAGGTGAATAATACTATATGACACAGCTTTGGTATCCATATCAAGGGGATTATCAGGGGTTTCAATTTGGATGCGCTCATGTGCTTCATCAACAACTATGCGATTCCACTTCATACGGAAGATATCCACATAATCCGCAGTATGGAAATCATACCCAGCTTGTTTGCCGTTAGCATTAAATGCGCTAACAAGGTATTCGCGGTAATTAGCATTAGAGAGCAGATTAGCAGACATAATAACGATGTCCATCTTTTTAGCAGCTGACCTTATAACCTTGGGTTTGTCGGAATCTTGTGATTCAACTCCGCCATCATGTGTTGTTAATTTTGCGGGAACTGGTTCATTCTTAGTTGATACTGACCCATCACGATGAATAGTAGTCACTTTGGAAATATTATCCATAACGCCAGATTCTTCAATTAACTTGGTAATGAGCACTTTATAATCTGCTTTTAGGGCATTAGGGACACGGAATGGCCCTCGGTTAATAACCATTCCATCAAGGCTACTGCTTGGTGATTGAGGTGCCGGAGATGTTGTATCACATGCAGCAACACTTGGCGTTGTAGCATTCGCAGCAGTAGAACTACTAGCAGCACTTCCAGCAACTGATGATGCTGCAGCCTCGAAATCGGCTTGTTTGCTAGCCGCGAATTTTTTAACATCAGTAATGCTAGCCAGCCCAATGATATTAAACATTCCGGCGGGTGTGTATTTTTCGATTTCATAAATCCATTGTTTGAGTAGGCGAGGTGGGATGATAACAAGAGTATTACAATCGAATTGACCAGCTAGGTAATCGGTCTTATCACGGTCGTGTTGAGCAACAAGGTGGCTAATAATACTCAATGTCTTGCCTAGACCCACATCATCAGCTAGGACACCGCCAGATAGTCTAACAGTTGGCTTTACCTTTTTAGGGATAGGGATATTAGTTCCACTCCTGAGCATAACCGTATTATAATGACTGGCACCAATATTGAACTCAACAATGGATGCTTGATTGATTTCCTGTTGTTTTTCAAGAAGATGTTCAAAGAGACCTAGATGTTTAAAATCCATCGTTTGCCTGCCTGTGTTAACATCTGATTCAACCCCATTCATCCAGCCAACATTCCGTTTTTGATAACTAAACAGCGGGGCTTTAATCCGGGTTCGGACACTATCAAATTCCTGATAATCCCTAATCGGCCAATAAGCACCGTGTTCGGTGGTATCAAACAGACTTTCCATCACGGAATGGCCAATATTCCTTAGTTGGACTGAATTTTCGGGATTAATAAATTTGGCAAGTGATTTAACAGTCTGTTTAATACTACCGTCTTTGTTAATAATTCGCCCAATGAATTCTGGCTCAATCAGGATTTTATAATCCAGGGTAGTCGTTTTAATGACCTTATTAATTACACTACCACGGGATTTAGAGCTAACCGTTTCTTCCGATTCTTTAATCCCAATTTGAAATTGGAATGGAAGAACCGGATAATCCATATCCGCAAATAATGAGTTAATCATAACTGTAGCAGCAAGTGAAAAGATGTGATTATCAGTATCGGGTTTGCTATTGCGGTAATCTTCTGGGAAATAATGGCGGTCGGCGATATTATGGAATTCTGGGTGAAATTGCCCAGCCGGGAGTTTGTATTGCCGCGCAACGAGGTTCCCGATAATATCTGTGAAAGTAATATTGGGAATATCATTCTTATGGTAAAATGATACCACGCATCTATAGCTAGGTGTACAACCCATAAATACCGGGATATTAATTGTATCCGCCGCATCTACACCATAATACCTGCTAAATAGATTACCATTGGCGATATTATTGGCGAACCTATCATAATTCTCAAATGCGAAGTCAAACAACGAGTTAGACATGATATCTAGTGTCGCCGCCGAATTGTTGGTATAAGATGACATATTAGTTCGGACACTCGCACCATAAGCAAAACTAGCGTTCCAGATTTGGGCAATCATATCTTCCTGAAGCGTGAACCTATTAATAAAACTATATAGTTGGCTTGTCTGTGGGATATTCCGGCACATTTCCTCAGTGTCAGTAAGGTCATAAATATCAAATTTCCGGCCGATTGTTTGTGAAAAGGGATACTCGCTACAAATATGTCCTATTGATGCTAGGGTCTGTTTGCAATCATTAATGGCGCCATCCTGAAGCAGGTCCCGGATACTTTGATTAGATTTAAACTGAAAACTATTACCAATTGGAATATACATATATTCAAAAGTGTGCATATGTGTTGCCGCAGCACCAGCCCCGAATATTCTTGATTTAGCGTTCCCTTCAAGCTGATATGATTGATTTGTTGTAAATCCAGTATATCCAGATTGGTTCTCCGAATTAATCCTATAGACAGGAACACTACTAACCTTACAAAGGATAACCGATTTGCCTTGGCTTATAGATTCCTCTTCTAGGGAGATAACTGTTTCACGATTAATTGGATATGTTCCACTTACAGTTAATTTTCTAATAGCATTCTTAGTATCGGTATATGGAATCATATACGCAAAATATTTTTCAGTTTGGTGTGCATTACTAGTAGTATTATTAATATTAATTGATTGAGTGTCTTCAGTTGTTGTCATATCGGTCATTTCTGGTGAGTATTTGATTAGTAATAACTTGATTATAAGTAATTAGGTAGATTTTTGTTAGATACTTTGAGTGTATAGTATATGTTGATTAACCAGCGTAGCTAGGATATCGTTAAATCAATTTTTATAGTAGCGCTAATTAATTTTGTATTATTTGTATTGAAAACCCGGAAAAAATAAAACTAGGAAGCCTACCCCAGATGTTTAGATACCGTCCACATTGAATTACCGTAGCCACCGTCTAGTCTCAAATTATTATTATACAGCTCAGAAGAGCTATTGATTTGAGATTAACGGAGCAGAGTTAGAGTGTCCCAGAATTTTAGACTCAACGGTACTAGGCATAAATTGAACTAGCATCGTTAGATGCTAGGTATGAATTCCCAATGAATAGCTAGTATCTTCAGATGCTAGGTATGAATTCCAAATGAATAGCTAGTATCTTCAGATGCTAGGTATGAATTCCCAACGCAACTCTTTACAAATAGCCTTCCAGATTTGCTCCTGTTCATAAAGTTTCTTGCGGTCTTTCAAGAATTTAAAATTACACAAATATTCATCCAATTCAAGCAATTGGAATATCTTATAAAGGATATAACCATAAGTCAAGAAATTCTTACGGTCATCTGGGCGATTTGTATTAAATGGGTGTTGTAGTTGTAAGAACAACCCACGAATAATTTCCTCGACTTCCGGGCTAATAACCGGTGGCGGAACACCATTCAATTGATTAATAATATAGGGAATATGTTCGTAATAGTCGGTTTCGTCAATTTTTTTGAGTATTTCGCGTAATTTATCACGTGTCAAATGAGACATATTATCAATCCGCTCTTTCTTCAATTCAGCCAAGATTTTATCATATACCTCATCCGGAATATCAGTTGTCTCCTTAGCCTGGAATTGGCTAAGAATCTCGTTCAAATGATTAATCCGCTTATAACTGAATGACGTCATTTCCTTAGGCGGCTCTTTATGACTTTGTTTATCACTATCAACTATGATACGTTCAGTCATACCACAATTATTACAATTCAACATCCCGGTATTATGATTTAAGACCATCTCATAATGACAATGGAAACAAATATCGAATAATTCAAATTCATCTTCAGCAAATGAAACATAGTTAGGGTCAATCGCTTGCCGATATTTATCATAAATCTTCTGTTTATCAGGTAATTTATCTGATTTCTTCTTCGGTTCATCAGGTATTGCCAAAGGGTCGGTTTGTTTGGCCGAAGCGGATTTCAATACTATATTAATTTTCGGTTGCGAATCACAATTATTATTTGCCGCCCCGGTTGAGTTATTAGACCCGGTGCTAGGCATACTATTTAACCAATCTAATATATTCTTCTTATCTTTTGATTTGGGCTTAGATACACCATTATTACCATTACCAAAACTTGACTGTTGTTTATCATCCTGATTGGGCTTATCAGCTGAATTTACCCGGACCCCAAAATCGTATTGGCTATTTTTCTCAATTATTTCTTTCTCCTTTTCTAATAGCTTATAATATTGATTTAATAATTTCCCGGTTTTCAGCACATATTCTTTTTCCTCTTTTTTATTGCTTATAGTTTGTATAAATTCCTTTTGCTGTTGGATTTCTTCCTCTATTTTCCATATCCGGTGCTGTATTTTAAAATCAGGTATAGCCCGGGTATAATCGGGGTGCTGACGGAGTTCTGCTAATTCGCTAGTTAAATTATTAATTTTAGTTTGGGCTAAGTTTATTTCATCGGGTTGCTCATCAAAATGAGATTTCATTTTGCGATGGAGACTATCAATTGTTTCTTTCTGGCAAACTGAGTCTTTTATTTTCGTTTTCGCTTTTGAAGATATAGATGCCATCGTTTAGAAATACTTGTAGTTATCTAATATAACACAGCTAAAATTATTACTGTGGGTTTGCCGCTAATTCCTTTAAATTAGTAATCAGCTAGCAAAGGATATAGCATCGGTCATTAGCCGCAAATTATAAAATCATAAAATAATAAAATCAATTAATAATAGTAAAACTAGGAATTATCACAAACTGAAATGGGAGGTGGTTTAATGCAGTTAGTGGCATACGGTGCCCAAGATATTTATCTCACCGGCAACCCACAAATTACCTTTTTCAAAGTTGTTTACCGCAGGCACACTAATTTCGCTATGGAATCAATAGAACAAACATTCAGTGGCGCAACTGACTTCGGTGGTACTGTTAGCGCGGTTATCAGTCGTAGCGGCGATTTAATCGGTCGTACTTATGTCCGGATTATAACACCTGCTGTTAGCCCAAGCAATGCTAATATGAATTTCCGTTGGCTCAATTGGTTAGGCCATGTTTTGGTCAAAGAAGTCAAACTGGAAATCGGCGGACAAGAAATCGATAAACAATACGGTGAATGGTTCCATATTTGGAATGAACTCAGTCAACAACCCGGCCAACAAGCTAACTATGCTGAAATGGTGGGCAATGTCCCCAAATATGTTCAACCTAGCACTTCTGCTAAACCTAGCCGTGAAATATATGTTCCTCTGCAATTCTTTTATTGCCGCAACCCTGGGCTCGCCTTGCCACTTATTGCCCTTCAATATCACGAAGTAAAAATCACCGTCTCATTCCGAACTGCTGCCGAATGTTATTGGTCCGAGAATACTACTGAACCCAATGTCACCAGTATTAGTGCCAGTCTCTGGATTGACTATATATTTTTGGACACTGATGAACGCCGCCGATTCGCACAGAAATCACACGAATACCTTATTGAACAATTACAATCCACTACTGAAAGTATCCAAGCCAGCGCTAACCGGATTAATTTACCATTTAATCATCCTGTTAAGGAATTAGTTTGGGTTATCCAGAAAGACGCACATGTTAATAGCACGCTCATGCAGCCTGTGGGTGGCATGCAATGGTTCAATTTCACTGACCGGGTTGATACTACCAATTTCACCGGGACACCATCTCATCCAAGCGGTGGTGGTCTTGGTGGCTCAGCACATATCGGGCTTTATCCATTAGCTGGATTGCCGATGGGTGGTGGCTCATATGCTCCTAATTCAGGTGTTTTAGCAGGTGCCCCTACTATTCGTGCCCCGTCGGCATTTGATTATAATACCAGTTCGGCTGTTAATATTAACCTTTCGTCATTATCATTTTTCGACCTCTTCGGGAATGGTAATGCGGCTAGTGCTGATGCTGCTCTAGGATACTCATCCAACTTACCAGTATTTGATGTCGGTGAAAACCCTACACAAGATGCCAAACTTATGTTAAACGGAACTGACCGATTTGTCACCCGCACAGGGTTTTATTTCAATCATGTCCAACCCTATCAACATCACACTAATGGTCCGGCACCCGGTATTTGTGTTTATTCATTTGCCCTAACACCTGAAGAACACCAGCCTAGTGGAACTTGTAATTTTTCCAGGATTGACACCGCGACACTTCAAATTAATACTACCGCTAATACACTTAAAGCCGAAGATGGTACGACTGCGACTACTGCCAAAATTCGTATTTACGCGACCAACTATAATGTCCTGCGCATTATGAGTGGTATGGGCGGCTTGGCTTATTCTAACTAGACGAAGGAATAGTTAGGCATCTAACTAAACCCGGAAATTAGTTTTTCCTATATATTTTTATTCATTTGAAATCAAAAATTACTAAAAATAAAAAAGATAACCTAGATGCACCACAAGCCTAAACAGATGTCGCTCCATCCATGTCCACACCATCCATATTAACTATATTAATGGATACCCCGGCGCCAGATTCCGGGCTCAGAGTTTGCACAGTTTCAGGTTGAGAAGGTGTGCTAGGTTCTTGAAGTATATCTAGGTTAGGAATAGTTATTGCGGTTGCTAATGCTGCTAATTTATTAACTGTCGTACCTGACCCAGTTCCCGCCAAATCATTAAAATAGGTTGCCGGTGCCGAATTAGTCATACCTTCTCCACTAATAACAGATGGCATCTGAATAATTGTGCTAGGATTAGGTAATTTAATTTGCTTATTACTATTTGTTGCTGGTGTTGCAGGAACTCCACCACGAGCTGGGCTATTATCCGCCGACATCACGAAATCCAAGCTGGCTTCATGCTCTTCATCTAGGCCCGCCAATTTCATTTTTCGCGATTCCTCTTCATACATCTTATAAATAAACAGGGGTGGTAAATACTTGCAATCGGTCTTGATTTTCAAAATTTGGGTTTCTAAGCTATTACAGAATTCATTGAAATTCTCATTGGGATTGACTATCTCAAATTCAATCCGGGTAATGAGGTCATCATAGGCATCAGCCGACATTTGGAATGAATCCCGGCGGGATTGGAACCCATAACTATTGGCAATGGAATAAATAATAGTAGACCCGGCAGCTAGGATACCGACGCCAATTGAAATGGCGGTTTTGCCAGTATCACTCATCATATCACTAGTTGCTAAGAAGCTGGCAACACTACTAACACCACTAACGATAATACCGGGAATGGAAAACCGGTTATGCATATTGCCGTAATAATTGCTGGCGTAGTTATTAATATATTTCTCTTTCTCTAAGCGTTTTCGGAATTTATTGAGGATTCGGAGTTGCTGTTTTGAATGGCAAACTATTTCTTGGTCTTGAATATTCATCTTGGTCGGAATAAACTAATGATGTTGTGCTAGGATATGTTTTTTTGGGGATAGGTTGTTTTATTAAATACTTTTCTATTATTTATAGCAAAACCACAAATAACTATTAACTAATCCTAGACAGGATAACCTAGCACAACAACCTTGACACTAACTAATCCATGTCTTCGGCTCCAGCAAAAAATACGGCAATTGCATCCCCAACTATTCCAAACGCGGTCAAGGTTCTCACGCAACAATATATGGAATTACAACGCGAATATACCCGTCGGACAGATGAACTCAGTCAAATCCGGGAAAACCGTCGAGTGGCAGAACAACGATTAATTACGGCGATATCACAAAGTGGTTTAGCGGGATATGGAATTACTTATCAGGGTAATAAACTGACTCTAGGACAAGATACAAGTTATGATACGCTAACTTATAAATTCTTAGAAGAATGCCTAGCTAAGCTTTATGGTGGTGATGTTGATAAATCCCGAAAAGTTGTGGCATTTATAAAGAAACAACGCGTTCGGCAAACTGTGCCAATTATTAAAATTGGTGGGCCGGCTGCAACTAGGTCACGCCCGAATACACCGATGACAAATGGAGGTGATTAACAAACAACGCAGACGATAGGAGGAGGTGATTAAATAGATTCCAATATGTAAAATAGAATGACACGGGTTTGACTTAATAATAAAATAATTATTTGTGAATACATATACAAAATACAAAAAACATAATCTAAAAACCATAATTAAACATTACAGCTACCCCATTTGTCTTCATTAAACGGTAGCAGTTTGAATTTCCCGAGTTGTTTCTGGAAGGCCGCGACTTTGGCCCGGATTGCGCGTTCCTTATCGCTGACATAGATGTCCTTTACTTTTTCATCTTTACGAGGCCCACGTTTGGCACCATAACAATTAACACCGAATTGCATATTGGGGTTTTCAAAATACCCGCCATTGATACCAGGGACACCACATGCACCAGCTTCTTCCGGTGAGCTATCCTGTAATTTCTGCCAATAACTGTATTGAATGGGATATAGGGCCATTTGCTCTTTAGTCCAACCATAACCACACCAGTTGGCTCCCTTCTTATAAGCATCTACCATCTGGTCATATGTAGCCAATTCCGCACCATATGCTCGGCAAACAGCTTCGGCGTCATCATAAGTGAATAAATTATCGGCGATATGGAAAACTTGTTTAGTCCCGGCTTCTGGGCTAGCGGTCAAGCCGGCAGGTGGTGTTGCTGCGGGTAAGCCACTAGCAGGTAATCCATCATATTGCGAGACACCAGCAGTAGTTGCAGTTGGGGTTGCGGAACTACCTGCTCCCGAACCTGTTTGACGCCGATTGGTGCTAGTCCTAGCTGTGGTAGGCTCAGTATTATAACCAACCAAAACATAATAAATGACTACTAGGGCCAACATCGCAAATATGGCACCCACAGTTATCAAAATAAAATTAGTAGGCGTATCTTCAAATTCGAACATTTTAATTATCGGGAACTATTCCGTTTATTATAAGTCCTGATATTTATAGTTTTTCTTTTACTTAGCAGCAAGATTTTTTACAATTACTAGTCCGGTTAATAATAGTTATCCTAGCACAACTCCATGTAATCCAACCACACCAAAAGTTTTGTAGCCGGATTATTATTTTATAGCATAGCTAGCTAGGTTATCCTAGCACAACAACACTTATCCAACCAAAGCAAAATAATTAATTGGGTCGATGAAATAATTAAAAATAAAACAAGTGCCAAAAAACCAATACATTAGGTTAATCTCATATCCTTGTTTCCCAAGTCTATGATAACCCCATATCCTTGTTTCCCAAGTCTATGTCATCTTTTCATAAGTCAAGATATAAGCATTAGCATTTTCACCAGGTAGCATAGGCAGTGGCGAAACATGCGCGTCATTATGTTGCCACCAACGGCCATTAATCATATTCCACGAATAATAATGCCCGAAATTAATAGCCCCCGAATGATTAATAATCCCAGTCAGCCGATATTGCGTATTTTCGGGGTCTTGGTCAGCAATCGGGTTATATTTCCGGATGTCCAAAACCTCAGGATATACCACTAATTGCGTACTTTTACGGAGTGCCATAGTCCGCGGGTTGAAATTGAACCGCTTCAAACAAATAATTAGTGTTCGGGGTTTAGTCAGAATATACCGACGGATGCCCATATCCCGTTTGTTTTTACACTTACTACACGCGTAATCACCATCCAGTGGTTCCAAGTCAAAGAACTTATCTAAGCATCCATAAAGTGTTTGTGCGCCGGCGGTGGAATCAGAAAGTGGGACACACAACATATTATTGGGGCAGTAACTCAGTGAGCTAAACCCACAGCTAGGACACCGGATTTGGTTCAAGTTATAGAAATAGAGTTCGGAATTCAGATTAGTAAATTCCTTAGAATACCGCAGGTGAATTTCGCGCTGGAGTCCGTATTTAATCCGGGTTGCCAAATCTTCCACGGCATCCAGTTCCTTTTCGGGCATATCTAGGACGGCTTGTGGGACTTGGACAGATGATGGCAAACTATGGCTATCACATAAGTAATCCAATAGAACGGTTATGAATTCTTGGGCGTCATTCTGGGCGCCATTACAGAGATGCCCCATCCCGAAATCCTGGAAAACCGTCGCAATAACCCGGATAAGGCCATTCGGTGTAAATGTTTTCTGTTCACCATTCAGAGCATTGATGAATTCGCGTATCATAATATACAAATAGATTTTGGTATTTTCCTTATAAATCTTGTCTAGGTACCATTTAATGTCATCCGGCGCGAGTCGGTGTTTATCAGCGACAGTGTATAGAACAGCGGGATTAACAGCGTATTCATCGGATAACCTAGTAATCCCGGTTTGTAAATCCTTTTGCCCAACCCGAGTAGTAATACCGGCCGCCACTAGGATGTCATTATAAATGGCGTCCATCCTGTGTTGTTTCTCAAAGAAATTGAGTAAAGGCCGGAGTGTTTTAAGTGTCTGCATGGCCGAATTAATATAACAGAAATTACCCGGGTTATGGATACCGCTAGGTTGTTTTTCTAGCCTAGCAGGTGGTTCTTGCTGCAACACCCTGATTGGTCCGGTATTACCCGATAGTTGTTGCTGTCCTTGGGGTTGCCCTTGGTATTGTCCTTGCTGCTGTCGTTGTTGTTGCTGCCATCTATATTCTAATTGTTGTTGAATAAGATTATCTGCCATTTTTGCTAGTGTATGTTTTGTATTCTGTGTTATATTTAAGTTTTTGTGCGTGGGATGATAATATTATCTCTAAGAAGTTAATTATTTAATTTAGTTCTAGGCTTAAATAACAATTTTTATTAACTAGTATGTCAGAACTCAATAAGTTTAGTTTTATCAAAACCCATTAGCAGATTCCGGCAATCAGTTAGTTTAAGTAAATCAAGTTATTTTGAATTAATAAATCTAAATAACAGAACCAAATCCTACTCTTTTTCGTATCATAGCACCACACCGTGAATGTCATATATCCCGGACGCGACAAATAATTCGACCAACCCGACTATTCTGGTTGAACGCCATCATATCCCATTAAGTGTATATCTCCAAATTTATGGACAACCTAGTGGAACTACTCAAACCGCGAATACATACCAACAACAACCAATGAGAGCAAACCCTATTAATTCTACAATCCGGACTACACGGCGCACAACTTTTACTATGCCAACTTCCCAAGCAACAACTGGACCGATAACATCGCATACTAATTATGATTCCGAAGACCAACAACAACCTAGAACACGGACTAATACGGGCAGAAACACCAATAATAGCACTAATAATAGTATCCGGATTGAAACCCTTGCGGCGGGTGATGAAAATGATGTCAGTCTGTTCAACGCACTATTCACAGCACTTATTAACCCATCCCGGGCGGATAACTTTACGGGCAATAATAATCGCCCTGCTGGACTAACAACTGAACAAATCGCGGATAATTCAACTGTTATGACTTATGCAGCAACAGATGACACTGATAATCAACCTAGCTCATCAATTTGTAGTATTTGTACCCTAGAATATGAACCGCAACAACAAATCCGGTCCCTAGACCACTGCGACCACGCATTCCATACTAGTTGTATTGACCGATGGTTGGCTGACCATAACACATGCCCACTCTGTCGCGCTAATGTTATCCCAAGCGCCACACCATCTACTAATCCATCTCCTAATCAATCTACTAACTCAGCTAGGCCTACTACATATAGCCGTATAAATTTAAATGGGCTTGACTAATATTTTACACATCCGCAAAAAAAATTAACCTAGTAGCTGATTTGTTGTTCAGCTAGGATAACTTTTTAGTGTTTATTAATTTTTGTAGTGTCTGGATTAATTATTAACCTAGCACAACAATCCTGAACCAAACACCAAAAAAATAAATTAATTCTCAAAAATATTATTTGCCCGGCAAAACTAGGCTGATTTCAAGAAAGCATCAAGTGTATTCGCTTTGTATTTGCGGACCGATGCCTCAATTTTGGGTTTCTCACGCTGCGATTTCTTTTCCGGTTTGGGTTGGTCAGATGAACTACTTGCTGCAGCAGCAACCACCGGTAGAGTAGCACTAGTAGAATTCGCGGCTAACCACGATTCCAATGTCCGCACACCACTCGCTTTCTGGCGGCAATAATCAATTAACGGTTGAAATACCATTTTCTGGACTAATTCCTGGCGCAACCCACTTACTTTTTTAGCGGTTTTCTTCAAATCACCTTCAAACTTATTATAATAATGGTTCTCTTGATTCAAGAAATATGCTGGATTATTCCGGTGTGGGTACCCAGGGATATTTTCAATATCCAGTTCCAAAATTTGGCTAACAGGTTTCATAATCTGATTAGTTATATATGTCTCAAAATCTACTTTGAGGTGTTGCTCGCGGACATAATTAATATGTTCAATTCGGTCGCCCTGTAAATATTCCACACCCGGTTTTTCATCTATCTTAATATATACATATGGGATACGTTCATTAGATGCGGGTTTATTACCGGGGTCGCGGTCAGCCATTCGCATAGCTAGGACCTTATGTGCGATAGATTCCGGGTCCTTATAATATTCACGCAAGGTCTTACTAATCACGAACATATTAAGGTCAAATTTACCGTCAATCATTTCGCGGCAAACATCTTGGACAAACCGGACCGCTTTACCAATGTCGCCCTCTTGTGTCAGGATATCCACCACACCATTAAATGTGTGCTTGAGGATTGGCGCATTATCACGCCGTTTGGTGACCACACCCATAGAGGTTTTCTTACCCTTTTTGGGGTCTTCCTCATATTTGATTCCGATATACCGTTTTTTAGAAGCCAGAATTAGTGGTTTGAATACTTTTTCATATTCCAAATCGTGTGGTTTTTTGAAGACTTTTTCATCTTTCATCTTTTGTTGTAGCCATTTACCAATCTCGATAGAACGTGCAATTTGTTCTTCATCGGTTTGTGGATAACTGCCATCTTCATATGCTAGGTTAAGCTTCATGAATAATGAATCGGTGTTATGAACGACTATGTTGCCTAGACCCGCCGCGAAATGGTGATTAGCGGTTTCCAGGTCATAAACATAGTCTAGGGTCTCACCTAGGTCTTCAATACTAATTACTTGGTTCCCACCATGTGCCAATAGACCGGCTTGGGTTATATATTCTGCACTCGACGAGTTTTGTAGCCTTTCTATTACATCATTTGGTAGTTCGGAACTGGAAGTCCAGAGGTTATGAGTTAAAAGCCGGTCGCCTATTTTTAATTCAGTTGGGCGTATTTCTTCGCCAGTTTCAAGAATAAGTGAATGGTCGGTGGTAGTGGATACACAAGACCCATTACGAAGTGTTATCCGGAGTAGGTGTTTATTGGTCCGATGCCGCATAAGATAGATTACCGGAGTCCAGCCTTTATCGGAATAAACCTCTATTCCAGCGAGATTAGCATTCGGCGTCGGAACATAGTGTTCTTTCCCACACGCTTCATAATCTAGGCACCCGAAGAATTCATAAGCAACCTTTTCAATTGGTTCATAATAAATTCGTTGTGTGGTTTGTTGTCCTAGTTTATCTTTTGTAGTTGTACGGATAAGAACTAGTTCGGTGCCAGGAATACTATCACCATATACTACCTCACACCCTGGGTTATTCTTCAAACAGAAATCTCGGCCGCGAAGAATATTAGCCCGGCCACCTGCTGTGGTGCTAGCCGCAATTTCCTTTTTATAAATCTTACTAGTTTGTGCGCCGATTTGTCCATAAAGTGAATTGGCCACGAGCTTATACGCCAATTGTAAGCCTTCATAGAGACTCTTTTTAAATGGGTTCTCTTCGGCTTCCATGAGTTTCTTAGCAGCTTTACGGGCGGCTAGTAGTTTCATTTCAATCTTGGGAATAAGACCTTTTTCGCCGGATTTAGGATGGACAAACCGGACATGGGTTTTACCTTCCGGGCGTTTGCCTTTGCCTTTATTCCGGGGGTCTACCCAAACTAGGTTATCATAACTACGGTCTAGGACTTCATAACCTAGCTCTTCAAGTCTTTGTTTGCCGGCATCACCCAGCCAACACTCATCTTCTACAAACCGGTCGTGGCTCAAATCACTGGCAATCATCTCACTAGGATATAGTGATGCAAAATCGAGGACAGTAATCGGTTCAGTGTAAATACCGGGTTTGGGCGGGAGGACAATGGCGCCCTCATAACCCTCGTCGGTTATCTTAATGACATTGAAGTCGCTTTTGAGTTTGAAGACATCGCCATCATCATCTTGCCCGCTACCTAGAGGAGCACCGCCACCTTCCCTAGTTCCATCTGACTCAGGGCTGTCCCCATCATCTGCTCTTCCGCCGGCAGCAGAAGAATTAGGGTTGGGTCGGGCGCCTTCACCTAGGTCCGTTTCATCCGTTTCCACTTTCTCTAGGGTTGGCAGAACATAACCCGCTAGACTACATTCTTTGACAACTAGGCTGAAAATCTTAATACCCTGTCCGCGGAGGAAGATATAACTGAACGGGATAAGACAAACATTGCTCATACCGACATTATTAGTGATTACCTCAAGTTTTTTGAGCAATCGGATTAGTAGTGCGCAATCCTGGATACAATAACGGGCAACAGTCATACGGTCATCATCTGACCCTTTTTGCAGCCTGAAAATATCCTTAGCACTAACATCATCTTTAGCTAGACCCCATTGAGGCAAGTTTTTAAGTGAGTTAGTAGGGACGGGGCGTTCCAGTACCAGGGTTTCAGCTTCACGGTCCACATCTAGGACACGGATTTTTTCGCCGTCATATAATTGTTGTCCAGTCGTTGCCATATTAATGACGACATAGTTGCCAACGTCAATTTCTTTCAAATTGGTCACTTTCATTTTATGTGCTTCTGTTGCTGTGGCACCAGGTGTTGTTTGGTCCCTATCAGATTGTTTAAATGCCTTGATATCACCACTGATAAAGAAGCTAGCAACATCATCCAGTTTATAGCTAGGTAATTTGGCCAAACTACTTTGGCAAACTTTCAGCAAATCAATTTGAACCCGGCCAGGGGTATTGAAATAGAACAGGAAATTATCACCTAGCGCACTACTCGATAGTTTCTTATTAGTTAGCCCGCCTTTAGCATTATCGCATCGAGCAATCATATCAGGGGCCAACCTGCCTAGTGATAAGAATCGCATGAATTTTTCGTGTTTTTCCAGTTCGCGGATATCCTCGCGGTTAGGAACGCCACCACGGGACCATCGGGCAATCACTTCTAGGGCCCGGTCATACATATAAGTCATATCAAAACCGTGAATGTTATACCCGATGATTATATCTGGGTCATATCGTTCAATTAGTGCGGTCCATTCTAGTAGCAGCTGGGCTTCAGCATTTTCACTATCCGCCGCACGCTCATAATCAAATGATACCACTTCACACGGGCGGTCGCCTACATCAAATGGACTTGCTTTTTTAAGGGTTATAATATTATTATGGAATACATCCGGGTCGCCATATTCCCAGAAAACAGTACCAATTTGAATAACTGGGTCGCCAAGTGCGCGGCCTAGATATGTGTTGAGTTTCTGATTAATAAACCGGACTAGGGTTTCTTTAGTAATCATCTTATCAACTAGGTCTTCCGGATTATCCAGTTTGAAACTCCGGCCGACTTGCTGACAAATTTTTATATAATCAGCAAATTCAATAAATCCTTGCCGGTCTATTAATTCCGATTCTTTGTCATCCACACGTTTGGCAGCGGCTTTCATAGTGGTATCGGCCTTAACTTTCTTAAGTGGCCGGCGGCAAATTTCATAAATATCCTGGCATAATGTTGCGAACTGCGATGAGGAACATTTGGCTTCCATTGTTGATAAGTAAAGGTCGGTATGTGCAGATTTAAGCCAAATCCGGTCAACTTCATCATCAACTGACTGTATGAGTCCTAGAGCTTGTTTAATCCGGGTCGCAAAGAATTTGGGGCCTTGTGCTTGACGTAATGTCGCCTGACCGCGTTTAGCCGACCCTGGCGGTTCCTTCTCAATAGTAAATGAATCCCGGAGCCAGCAAATCGCTAGTTGATTGGCCAGTTTTTTACAGTCTTTCCGCGGGACCGGGAAATCACCGTGGCTACTATCGGCCTCAATATCAAAAGAGGCAACACGGAATGGCGCAATGGAATCAATTGCAACCGGCCGGAAATTCTCAAAGCTGGTCTCAATATTAATTTGGCATTTGCTTTGTGCGACGGCTTTACGGTAGGTCCCGGGTCGGCACTCAATCCAACCACTAGGCTTAATTTCGGCATCATGGAAGAAACGCAAACAAGGTTCCAAGTCGGCCTCAAACATATTAAATTTGAACTCCCGGATGCCGCGGATGCGTAAATCTACGGGGTTCAAGAGATATCGGTAATAGAACATCATAGCCGCGCGGCTCTTGAAAACTAGTTTGAGAAATCGGAATTTGGCGTTATTCATAAACTTCCAGAAAATCTCGCGTTCTACTATTTCAACCCTAGACTGATTAATCCCCGATTTCATAAAAGGGCTAAAGAATTTCTGTTCATCACTAGGTTGGTTAGTTTCCACGTCCTCTGTATTATATGCGTTAAATGCGTATAACATATCTCGGACTTGGTCTTCTGTGAATTCTTTTGGAATTAGCACATAGAAATAGGGGAAATAATTCCGGACCCGGACACAAATACTTTGGCCCACTGCCGGGTTTTCAGGCGATACACGGACACCAAATGCGAATACGGTGTATTCTTTGTTATGGGCGCGGTCATAATATTGTTTCTTGCGGTCATCATCTAGGGGGTCGTGTGAATAATCGGTTTCAAACCAATCACACGAATTGAATTGTATATTCTCAGTGGTTTCAAATACGACAGGCTGTCGGGGGCCTTTTTGCGCGAGAGATGTCATCTTGTTGCTCTAGGTTTAGAATAATTTTGTGTTATTATAGTTATATGGTTTTGGAAGTGTGTAAAACAGTTTTATCAGGATATACTAACCTAGCTTAGCAACCCCCAAAACAATTTTCTTGAAATCCTGAGTTTTGAAAATATAGTTTTCTTGTTTGTTTTAAACCGGCGATTTTAAACCTAGCGGGAAATAACCGGTTTAAGGGTGGAATTTAGCAAGTTGCTAAATCCATAAAAAATATCTAAGGCATTAAATAAATGACGGACATAACACCGTTTAATATGAGTTTCCCCCCGGAATCAGTGGTTTTTGTAGTCGATGAGTATTCTCAATACAAAAAAGCTATGATTGATGATTATTGTTATACTCATTCGCCTATAGTTATAACTGATATCCATCAAATCATCGGGAAACTCGCACCACCTGCTAACAAGAATCTATTAATGGATTGTGTGTTGAAATGGGATGATACACGTGAATATAATAATGTCGCTGATGTTTTGCGTTTTCATAGCACTGGATTACTAATGACAATGAATAAACCTGCTGCGTTTGACCCCATGATTCGCGCCAAAGTGGATTATTTGGTACTTTTCCGGGGCCGTAATTTGCGTCATTTACGCCGGATACATCGGCAATACCTGGCCAGTTTCCTAGATGACCCTACCATATTTACCGGGTTATTTAAATCACTTGGATGGGGTCAAGGCCTAGTTTTGGATTTATCTGCCATGCAAGCGTCCGGACGATTTGCGGGTAATTATTATAAGTATTCTCCCCAAACTGATAGTAATTCATTGTCCGGTGATAATTCATTTGCTAACCTAGATGTAGCGCTAGGTGAGTGGATAGCTAATGGGATTACTAACGGGATTACTAGTGTGGCCGATTCAGATATAACACTATCTCAAGAGCCTATAAATTCGGACTGGGAAATAATAACTGCTATTGATTATGCGTTATCTAGACCAGCACAACCTAGCTCAACACCCGAACCAACTACTACACAACCTCCTGTAGAGGAACCTATCCCCAAGCCAATTACACCCATACCAGAAACCACGCCGGAACCGATACCTAAAACCGACCAAATAACTCAAGAATCAATAGCACCTATGCGACAGGAACCAATAACATCTAACCCGGAACCATCAACACCAGAACAGAAACCCGAAAACAAACCTGAAAACACACTTGAACAACAAAATCAACAAACACAGGGTTGGGCATCTTATCTATATTCTAAGGCTTGGTCATTATTTGGCTAACCGATGATTTTTTGTTTTGAATTAGTTTTTATATTTTAGTTATTACTAGGATGTATTCCGGGATTTTCACTAACTTAGATGCGCTCGTATCAGCAAATCTGTCAGCAAAACTTAAAGTGTAGCCCGTATAAATAATGGTGTGCTAGGTTAGTAAAAATTGTTTTTTTATTACCACGGTTTTGGTTTGATAATCAATAATAATTCTTATAAGAATTTCTCAGGATGTCAGCAACGACACCAACTCAACAGCAAATTACCCATATTGAAACTGGAGCCGGATATGGCGGTGGTTTAACATCCATTAAAAGCTACTCCGAATTCATGCTTAATAAAATGATGTTTGACAAAATCTTGAATACTAAAAACTCAATGGAATTCACACCCGCCAATATTGGCAAACTAATGCTAATTATGTGTGCCCCGGATATTAAAACCCTAGTTATTGAAGCCGGGAAATATTTAGCCAGTATTATCAAGGAAAGCCCACAATATTTATTCACTGTTTTAAAGTATATTTATACTGCCATTCAATCACTCAAACAAGGCCTAGTATATGGATTGAGCGGTAAATGGCTTACGCGCCGGAAATCAATTGATTTCAGACCAGAAAATATGGAAAAATCCGGGGTCCAAAGTGATATGTGGCAGAGTGCAGAGAATTACTCATTAACGGTTGATAGTATATTTATTGCTGAATTAATCAAATTTATTGAAACTCATAAACATAAACACACTAAATCATGTATAAGTATTAATATCGACGGGGTTAATATAACCCGGCAATATATGCTGAGTGATGCTGTTATTGATTGGACGGATGATACTAACCAACCCGTTCAAATTAGTATTAATAATAATATTAATTTTATGACAAGCGCGAAACTTACTAATTCGGCAAATGAAACACTAGTGAATTTGTATGAATTACCCGCAGCATCAGCATCTGGGACAAATTCGGATGCGTATGTATTTCCACCTGAATTAGGAATTACCGAATATTGGGATTTATTGTCAAATCCTATATTCAAGAGCAGTTATCCATTTATGGAAGGTGATTCTATTATTTCAGATATAAAAAAACTATTAAATAAGACATCTATATGTGCTTTGAACATTCTTACGCCTAGTATTGGGTTTATATACAAATGTATTAATAAACATATTGCTAAGAAAAACTTTAAAGTATATGGTATTCCTAATGCCAATCCAGACATTACTAATCATTGTCTAACATTACTAATGATTTATATGCATCTTGGCTGCGAAGATGCGGATTCCTATTATAAAAAATATTTCTTTGAATACTATACTATTAATC